TTATGAGGTTTTTGATTGGAAAAAATGGACTATGGGGCGCGATGGAGGCTCAAAGAAAATTATTTTTTCATTCAACATATCAATCTGATTTCTATTAAGTTCTCCGATCCACTTCCCATAAACCTCATACACCATTTTTGCATTTTCATGCCCCATTTGACTTGCAATAAAGGCTGGGGTTGCTCCTGCTGATAGAGTCCAGCAAGCAAACGTGTGTCTGGATTGATAGGGAACGCGATAACGCAAACCGGCTTTTTTCAGACCCTGTTCCCAGCTATATTCCAGAGATGTCTTAGAATAATGTCCAGATTTCGTTCTGGAAGTCCTCGGAGGGATAAAGACAAACCTAAGTTTTTGGATCTCGGTTTTGCCGTATTCACGGTAATGGTATTCAATTTCCGTTTTAGCTAACGCACCCGTGATCTGGAACTGCTGCTTTAGAGCGTCCAGCGCAGGGGCGAGCAGCGTGACCGTTCTGATCCCGGCATCCGTCTTGGGTTGCACGAAAACGCCCTTGTTCGTGATGTTTCGACGCACATGGATTTCCCCGGCATCCAGGTCAATATCTTCCCACGCAAGCGCGCACAGCTCACCGTGGCGCAGCCCTGCATGTATTGCCACGACCCACAGTAAAACAGTATGTGCTGGTAAAGCGCGTATAAATATCGGGTATTCAGTGTGGAGGATGGGGTCAGGATCTCTCTTTGTTTTTTTTAGCATCTGCACGTCTTCATAAACGGCGTGTTTTATAAACTGGTTCCGGTGTGCAAGTTTGAGCATGCTGCACAGTAAACTCATTAACCCGTTTACGGTTGCTGCAGAACGCCCTTTTTTGCTGAGCCAGGTGTGAGTAGGGTGGATTGAATCGCCGGTTAAAAGCTCGGTTCTGTAATGCAATAAGTCAGTATGATGGATATCCGCGATCAAAGTGTTTTCGCCAACAATGTTCGTCAGCGTCGCTATGCTTGAAATATTATTGTCATACGTGGCCGCAGCGACTTCATATTTTTTAGATGCTAAAAATAGATCGGTAAGCTCCTTAAACGTTTTAATTTTCTGTGTGGTCGTAAATTTTTTTAAAGCTTTTGATTCTGGAAACCGGTCACCATAATCAAAAGTGCCCATCTGAATTTCGCTCACGATGAGTGCGCGTAAATTTCCCGCCTTTTTTATATTCCCGCTTGAGACTACCCAACCGCGCAGTGTTTCACGGCAGCGAACGCCACGATAGATAAACGTGATCCTGATTTTGCCATTGTGTAGCTCTACGCCTGTTGGGTATTTCACACTCATGCTTCCTGAACTAATTGATTAATTTTTGGGAGGTTGTACCAAAGGAGACCTTTAGCGTTATCGGTTTCCCCCAGTGCAGTGAGGTGTTTGAAGTGAACACCTTCAATCCATAAATTAAGTCGATAACTTTTTATTTGTCTTTCTGACAAGCCGGTCTTTTCAGTGAGTCGCGATTCAACGATCCACTCTTCATTGAATATGACACTCGCCACTTTTTCACTCCGTAACGCAGCAACTATAGCGTAGCGGCGTTTTTTAAGTTGATTAGGGATAATCAGAACGCAGCACAGCGCTTGTACCGCGCCAACTTCTTAACTGGTTCCACAGGCGCTACATACAGCCACCAATAGCCGTTGGCCTGCTCCACTTTATTCATCTTTTCCAGTTCCAGCAGGAGACCGATTACTTCCTGATTAGTCATGCCGATTCGGTAAGCGATATCTCTGGCTCCTGACCGGCCGCACCACTGCAGGGATCGGATTACGCGCTGCAAATTAATATGCTCGCTCATCGCATAAAGTCCTGATTAATTATTCCATCGGCCAGCGCGCTCGCCATATCTGGCAATCGGTCGAAGTCTCCGCGGCATGCCGGGTTAGCGCACAACCCCTGCAGGGCGGCAATGGTGAGCTGCTGGCGATAGGTAAGGGCGCTATCCACGGACGCGGCATTTTTTTCTGGAGTCGGTAGTTTCTCCGGCTTAATACTGATCGGTTTTGGAGGAAAAGGCCTGCGATACTCAACGATCGCATCGCTGGCGATTTTCTGACGTGCATAACAATCATCGGACCATTCATCCAGCAACGTGGTGGCCACGTCGTGGATTTCTTCGTCGGTAAAATCGGGCGAAAGGCATAACTCCACAGTCGTGAGATCGGTAATCAGAAGCGGAATGACCTGGCCGACAATATGCCCCGTGCCTGCGACAACATCCGCTGCCTCATTTTTTGACATGATGTCAGTGCGGCCAGAAATCAGGTCATTAAGCGCATGAGCAATCTCAATTTCCCGTGGATGCAGTTCACAGCGATCGTCTGCAACTGGCTGTTCTTTTTGAGAAATTTTTTCGCAGGTCAACGCCTTGATAGAGTACAAGCCATTGCCATGACATTCGATTACCGGCTGCGCGCTTCCGTCAACCCACTGTGGATCTGCGGGGTCGCTGATACCTGGCACAAATTCGCCGCGTTCAGCGGCCAGTTGCTCGCTGATTTGCTGGTCTGCCATTGCACGATCGATCTCTGCGTTGAGTTCAGCATCGCTTTTCGGGTTGCCTGCAGGTGACAGAGCTTCGCGCGATACAGGCGGTTGGGTTTCATCATTTGTGTTGGCCTCAACAATATGCGGAATGGGTAATGATGTACGACCGCAGGCAATATCCATGATCAGCGCATCCGGGGCGGAGCAATTCAGGGCTGCGATGGTTTTATCGATGTGTTTACGGATTTCTCCCGGGAAGCTCTGAATATTTTCGTGGCTCGTTTTGATCATCGCGATGATGACTGCCGGGTGGAAATCATAAACGCCAGGCGTGCGTGAAAGCTGCAGGAACCAGACATCAAGCCTGGTTTCATTTTTATCAGAAAATAGGTCGTTGGCGCGGTGCTCAATTCCCCGCGGCGTGTTGGTAATATCAAAGTCCATTGAACGTGCGATAATGCCGAGGGCTATGTTGTATTTGAGCTGGGCCTTTTTATCCTGCCCGACATGATCATTGCTAACTGTCTCGCGTTTACCGGCTGGGGTGTCAATCCACTTTGAAAGCGCCTTTTTAATATCAGGGCACAGGGTGGAGACCAGCATCGTTTCACGTATCCAGGCCAGCATCTCCTCCTGGCGTTCTACGCTAAGTGCCAGGGCGCGGGGTTCCTTAATAAATGCCTGGGCCAGCTGATACTGGAAGCTCCCATTGTCGATGTTGAGGAGGTCGATAACCTTGTTATATTGAGCTTTATTGATCTCCGCAACTGGGCCGTAAAGAGCCAGGCATGCGGCGCGTGAATGCTGATCCAGTTTGCTAACCGTTTTCAACCCATCTGCTGCTGCATTCTCTTCCTGCTCTACCTTGTCATCCAGCTCCGGCTGCGGCATTGCAGCTGGTTCGTTAGCACTGGCATTCCATACCGCTAGCGTTTCAAAAAAGTCAGTGCAAAAAGCGCCAGGTTCGACGGCTGGCAATTCTTCACGATGCTCCCACACCTTGGCCTTGAAATAATCGCCCATATTAGCAGGATAGTGCTCGGCCAATTTACCGGCAATAATGGCTTCCGCTGCGCTTTTATTTGGCGCATTAATAAAAAGAACTAGGTTTTTTAATTCAGGGTTTTCTTTGAGTGCCTTATCTTTTACAAAAAGAGCGCCGCCATATACTTTCAGTTCTACAGACATAATAATCTCACTAATGTTTGCGTGAATAATTTAGGATATTGCTTTGAACTCTTTTAATTTGCGAGAGAGACTGTCGGGCCTTTATGTATTTCAGATAACAGTCTGAGTCTTTGCAAAAATGAAGGGTTTCAAACCTTTTATAACGTTTGATATCCCGTGCGCTTAGGTCGCACGAATCCCTGCGCTTTAAACAATGCGCACAATGTTTCTGTTCCATTTTATTTATCGCTATTTAGGGCGAGAGAATAAGTTTAATTTGAGCCAGAACCCACCTTAATAATTGATTCGTGAAAATCTGGCTGAACTAAATAACAATTGGCGTTAAAAATACGCTCCTCATAAATTGCCCGATCGCATTGGGCTTGCGAGGCATAAACTTCTTTAACCGCCTCAGTGCAATCAGTGCAACTGGAGCAGAGTGTTAAAACGAGAACGAATGACGGTGTCATTAAGAGCCACCTCAGCGATAATTTTGGCCTTTTCGATTTTTACCTCCTCCAGCATTTTTGAGTCACCGCAAAATTCTGCGATGCTCTGTTTAACCAAGATGGAGTTAATGCGGTCGCGAACAGATTTCATGTTAAGCATGTGCTGCAGCCCTACGCAGGTTTTCTTCTGCTGACTCAAGGTTGCGAACCGCCTGATCGTATGTGGCCTGGGCCTTTAAAACCTTGCCATCCGCTTTGCGCTCAAAAGGGCAAGGGTTGGCATCACACTCACAACACTCTGCAACCGGGCAATAAGCCAGTGTGATAGCGGTCAGCACAGGCACCAGGGGAGATGGCGCGCATTTAATGGTGACGCTGCTAACCCCGGCGGCAAGTGCAAGCTCTGCAGTTGAAACTGCGGCGCTGATGGACACTTTTCCATGTGCAATAATTTTCATGTCTCACTCCTTCAAACGGGTTTAAGGTGCAATGCCGGTGCCCTGTGACGACTGTAACCGGCGGTGCTGTCGATGCCCTTATCGCCGGGCCGCGGAACGTTTTACCTGTCGCACCGATGTGCTTAAGATGGGATGAGAATACTACACAAAGTAGATTATGCAATACTAAAAGTAGAAATATTCGCACAAATTGCAACTTGAGGTAGGTTTGTTGGACGTAAAAAAACCGGCAAAAAGCCGGTTACGCTGGTGGTGGCGGGGAATATAAGGGCTACTTTTTGCCGTAGAACTCCTGCAACTTCCGGTATCGATCCTCAAATGAAAGAAGCATGTTCCGCGCTTCGATGTACGGGAACTGCCGGAATACACGCAGCAGGCGCATCTCATCATCACTTAGTGAGGTGAAGTCATCCACGCCAACCATGCGCTCCGTCTGGGGCTGAGTAGTAGATGTGGAGCTGGTTGTCGGTGGGTTTGACTGAGCAGAGCTGTCGCCGTACTCAAGCCATGACGCTTCGACGCCTAACCACTTCGCTATCCGTTCTATTTTTTCGTCACGCGGTTTCGCTGTCCCGAGCGTATAGCGTCGGGCCATCTCATATGTGACGTCGCAAGCCTGACTTAAGTCCTTAACAGACAGACGATTTCTGCCCATTTCAGCATTTAAGCGTTCCGCGAACTCTTGGTGTTTACTGTTTTTTTCTATCATAGGTAGAAAAGTAATACACGGCTCCGTAATAGTCATTTCTATTTTTTGTAGTTGCAGTCCTACTATAAGTAGCATTATGCTACTTCCAGTCAATGGGAGAGCATCATGATTAAAGTCTATAAAAACATCACTGAGAAAGCCGTAAGGACGATCGGAAACGTCTCTGAGGTATCTCGTCTTTTCGAATTTAGATCTTCACAGTCTGTCGCCAACTGGATTCACAAAAACAAAGTCCCCAGCGAGCGGGTTATCCGTCTTTGTGAGCTGGGCGGCTGGGCTGTCACTCCACACGAACTGCGCCCCGATCTGCACCCAAACCCAACCAGCGGCATCCCGGAAGATACCGCCAAAACTCAGAAGGAATCTGATTAATGGAAATCAAACACGAACACCTCGAATGCGTCCTGTTGGCCTGGGCTGCAGAGGTGGGACAGGCCCACGCAGCAGAGATGATCACTGCTGAATATTTACGTCAGGGTGGCGGCTCGCTTCCGCTGGTGGCCGGGAATACCTGGAACAACCAGCAAAACATCTTCCACCGCTGGTTAGACGGCAGAACCGCACAGCGCCGAAATAAGATCCGCATGCTGCTGCCGGCCATTCTGGCCGTTTTGCCGCGGGGCTTCCGCCACCGCCTGAGCATTTACGACACGCTGGAGCGCCGCGCGCTGCTGGCCGCCCAGGATGCGCTGGCTCAGGCCATCGATGCTCATGATGAAGCGGTTGATGCGCTTTACCGGCAGTTGCAGGCCAGCACCCTAACTGAATCCCCCAAATTTCATTAAGACGGTGGTCGCCATGCTCAAAAAACAGGAGCTGTTAAATCGCATGAAGAGCGTTCTCCAGCGTAACGCGGCAAACGCACCTGCGGAACGTGGCGCTGAATATCGGCCAGGCCAGAAATTCCAGGACGTTCGCGGACGTGAGGTAACTCTGGTCAGCCGGACGCATGCCCGTGTGACTTTCTTGCGACAGGGGTATTCGGGCGTGTGCGAATTGAGATGTAAAAAGTTTGAGCGAAAGTTTAGTGAGGTCCAGTTGTGAGCGTGAAATTATCCGCCTGGGTGTGGGATGGCTGTGCCGCCCACGGTGTGAAGGGCATCAAATTGTTGATCATGGCACGGCTCGCTGATTTCAGTAGTGATGAGGGCGTTTGCTGGCCCTCAGTCGATACGATTGCACGCCAGCTGGGCGCGGGGCGTAGCACTGTCATAACAGCGATAACGCAGCTGGAGAAAGACGGCTGGCTGACGCGAACAGAGCGCCGTAAAGGGCAGCGCAGTGCCACCAACCTGTACACCCTAAATGCCGAAAAATTGCGTCAGGCCGCTGCAAGTTATCAGGGTTCAGTTTTTGAACGTCCAAAACCTGAACCTTCAAATTCTGGACGTTCAGATTCTGAATGTTCAGGTTCTGAACGTCCAGAAAACGGCGAAAAACGGGGTTCTGAGGGTTCAGAATCTGGACACGATCCGTCAGTAACTACAGATCCATCATTAAAACAGATCTCTTCGTCTGGGAATTCTGGCGAATTCCCAGACGGCGAATCCATTGAACAAAAAAACGCCTCACCGAAAGGTAAGTGGGGCACGCCTGAGGATCACAAGTGCGCTGAATGGATTTTTGGCCGTATCCGCCAGCTTTACGAAAAAGCTGCAGAGACTGACGGGGAGGTGGCACGCCCGAAAGAACCGAACTGGAACGCCTGGGCAAACGAAATCCGGCTGATGCGCACAATCGACGGGCGCATCCATCGCCAAATCTGCGACCTGTTTAAACGCGTTCAGGCTGATCCGTTCTGGTGTCGTAACGTTCTAAGCCCCAGCAAGCTGCGCGAAAAGTGGAACGAACTGACGCTGAAATTGTGCGCCCACAGCCTTGCTGACGGGCAGGGCGTGCATCAATCGAGTTACGAAAACACCGATTATCATTCTGGAAGCCTCAAGGGCTTCCGGGTAGTGAATTAGAAATTTAACGAGAGATTTTTTATGGGCAGCCGCCACTATCTGGAGCGAAGCCAATGAACAACTTACCCAAATGTCCCACCTGCGGAAAAACAGTCGAGTATTTCGCTCGAGAGGGGCGCTGGTCGGGCAGGGCGGAAATCCGCTGCGTAGGCCACTACAGCATCGGTACGGCATATGCGCCTGGCTCGAAAGAAAAGGCCCGAGAGTTGCTGATTAAAAAATGGAATGAACTGGAAAAGGGAATAAATTAAATGGCTAACTCATTCAAACAAATGATCAAGGGCGGCGTTATCAAGCGCACTGACACCGGCATGTTTATCAGCCTGGACGACATTAATGTTCGCGAGGGATTCAACAAGCGCGAGGACGATGATCGCACGCGGCAGGCCGATGATGACCTATTCCAATACCTGATGAGCGGCGGCACCGTTCCTCCCCTGGAGGTCATCGCCCGTGATGAGGGTGGGGTGTGGATTGTGGAAGGGCATCGCCGTCACCGTGGTTACACTCGCTGCCGTGAAGCAGGCAAGCCGGTAGACCGCATTCATGTAATGCCTTTCATTGGGAATGACGTGCAGCGCCTGGCTCGCATTATGACGAGTAACAACCAACTGCCGCTTTCAGTAGTTGAGCAAGCCGGGGTTATCCAGGAACTGGCTACCACGTTCAACCTCACTACCGCCGAAATTGCGAAGCTGGTGAATAAATCTATCCCCACAGTAGAAAAGCTACTGACCCTCAGCACCGCAAATCACGACGTACAGCAGGAAGTTAAATCCGGTGCCGTTTCCGTAGATGTCGCCATCGATCGCGTGAAAGAGCACGGCGAAAAAGCCGGTGAGGTTCTGCAGCAGGATAAAGCTGCCGCTGCCGCCCTCGGCAAGAAAAAAGTGACCCGCAGCGTAATCGCGCCGGAAATCAGCGTGAAAAAAGCCCGCCGCCTCCTTGAGCTGGTAAGTCAGGCCGGGATTAGTGAAACGGGTGTTATCACCCTGGGCGGCCTGGCGTTCGCCGAAGCGTCCGAAATTATCGACGAGCATAAATCTATCTCTGCGCAGCGTGACGGGGTATCAGCATGAGCAACGCTATCGACTCACACCTGACCGATAATGTGATCAATGCTGCTTTCGAAAATACCAACTTCGGGCGCTCTGATTTTCGCACCATTCTGGCCGAAACAGTCATGAAACGCGCTGCCGGATACCACTCTGGGTGGACGGCAACGACAATCTGCACGCGCCTTGGTCTGCTCGCCAGGCATGAACGGCCAACAAAGCTCGGCCTTACATTCGCTTTCCATCACTACTACAAACCATGCGTTCGTAACGCGCTGATGCCTGTTCAGGAGGCAGCCCAATGACCAACAAACAGGCGCTTAAGCCAGGCAAATACGCAGTCCTGTTCCGAAACAACTGCGACGGCGAGGGCGACACTTACGAGACGCTGGCAATTCTCGACGAGGGGTTAGTGTGGCGTGATGAGTACGGAGATGAGTTGTTCGAATTTCAGGGGGATGCAGTTCTAAAAGCCTGGCCGCTCGATGATGGTTCGAATGTGCTGGCTCTGCTGGATGAGCTGGAAGCCAAAGACAGGCGCTTATCGGAAATCACTGCGCCTAACATGCTGCTCCCGGCCATTGATGATCTGGATGAAAACCAACTACGCCAAGTCATTAAGACCTGCAGCGAAAACTATTCGCTCTTGCACAGCAAATGGGAAGCCGCAAAGAAGCGCGTAGCAGACCAGCAAGAAACCTTGAATGCCGCCCGCAGTTACGTTAAATCGCACGCGGCAGGAGATGGTCATGCATTCGGAGTCTTTGGGCTATCGACCGCGCCGCTGGCCGCATCAACGGGGAGGGGGGATATGGCTAAGGTAATTCTTCACAATACAGATTGCTTCGATATTTTCCCGACGATGGCAGATGGTTCTGTCGATCTGGTTTGTGCTGACATTCCCTACGGCACTATGCAGTGCCGATGGGATTCGGTTCTCGACTTGTCGCAGATGTGGGAACAGCTTTATCGCATCGCCAAACCGAAGACGGCAATCGTGTTGTTCTCTGCCCAGCCGTTTACCAGTGTGCTCATCGCCAGCAATTTGCGGGACTGGCGCTCTGAATGGATCTGGGAGAAAGGTAACGCCACAGGCTTCCTGAACGCCAAAAAGCAGCCGCTGCGCGCACATGAATATATCGAGGTGTTTTACCGACGGCAGCCGACTTATAACCCGCAGATGACTGAGGGCGATACCCGCAAAACCAGTAAGCGGAAGACCGTTAATTCGGAGTGCTACGCTAAGGCACTGACACTGACCAAATACGATTCGACAAAGCGGTACACGCGTGATGTTCAGTTCTTCTCGAGCGATAAGCAGACCGAGAATTTCCACCCGACGCAGAAGCCCCTTGCGCTGGTGAAATACATCATCGAAACCTAAAGCAATCCGGGAGACGTGGTGCTGGATTTTACGATGGGGAGCGGTACCAGCGGCGTTGCCTGCCAAGAACTCGGACGCCCGTTCATCGGACTCGAGAAGGAGTCAGCTATTTTTAAGGCCGCATGCCAGCGCATGGGTATTAAAAAATGAGTACGCCGCTTGATCAAACTGCCCAAATGGCAATAAATCGAGCAATGGCAGCCACTGAAAAAGAACCAAGATGAGTATGAGTAATACTTTGAGGAAAATGAATAAAACTGATTTTTTCTGACATACAGATACTGCTATGATGCAGTGAGGTAGATCTAATCAGAAATTTCATACATTTTTATATAAGGTGATTATGTGGACGAAATCATTGCTACCATGCTTAACAGTGTAGTTGGGAAAGCTGCTGAAAAGCTAACTGAATTAGTTCTAGATCAGCCTTGGAATAACGATTTAGCAGAAGGTAAGCAAATTGTTCAGCAGTTAACTGAAGAGTATGGAAAAAAAGCCTATATAAGTAAGCATGTTTTACCAGCCTTGAAAATGAGAACGTTACATAATGTTGATTACGATGTTCTACTAGATGATATCTATTATCCATTGTCAGCTACTGTTGCATCTAATAACGACAAGCTAAATATTACCAATAAATTTACCATTCCTTTTAATGGGGTTGTGAATATAATTGGTATTGCAGGACAAGGGAAAAGCACTGTTTTAAGGAAGTTGTTCAGCGAGGAGATAAAGAAAGCTGAACGCATTCCATTTTTTATTGAATTAAGGCGCGTTGAAAATACAGATATACTTTCTCATCTAATGGGTATATTAAATTCTTGTGGAGTTGAATGTTCAGTTGATAATTTAAAAATATTACTCCAGTCTAAAAAAGTGGTTTTGATGCTGGATGGTTTTGATGAGGTTAAACACACTCAGCGCATCCAAATGATGAATGCCATCACTCAACTTCATTATCAATTCAATACCCCATTAATTACTTCGACTAGACCAAACACAGAAATATGCCATGCATCAGATGTATATAATATATATATAGATGATCTGGAGGTTGTCGATAAGGTAAGTATTCTTAATTTACTGTCAACAAATGACAAGTTTTCTAATGATGCTACCTCTTTTAAAGTATTGGCTAATTTGATATGCGATAAAGAAGAATTGGCTGATACAATATGCAATCCTATTTTGGTTACTTTGCTTTATTATTGCTATCCGTACATGAATGATATACCTAATAATATGGTTGAGTTTTATAGGAGTCTTTTTGATACTTTATATGCCAGGCATGACAAAATTAAAGTCTATGCCCGAGAAAGGAAATCTCCAATCATAGGTGATAAAGCCAAGTTGTGTTTTTCAGCCATTTGTTATAATTCTATGATGGATGAAAAATTTGAACTATGGGGGGAGGAGCTATTAAGGTATGCTGAAGAAGCTATTGAAACTGAAGGTTATGCAATTGAGTATGCCACTGATTTTATAAGCGACATTATTGATATAACTTGTCTTATACAGCAGGAAGGTAATAATAGGTTCGTATTTCTGCACAAATCGGTTCAAGAATTTTATGCAGCCTTTGCTGTTGCTAATTTACCTCTTGAGTATAAAAAAGAAATATATCCCACATTGCTCGATTTGATTAGAGATTCAGAACAGTTGGATAACTTTATGCTATTCCTGTTCTCACTTGATTCAAAAACATTTTCAGATGAAATGACTATCAAGGCTTTTCGCGAATTGGGGTTCGTTGACGTTGCAACTATGCCTCGTGAAAAGGCTAAGCTTACATTTGACGCAATGATGAACGGATGGTATGTAAACGGGAGATCTGCAACTGATGAAGATAGTATAAAACTTAATATGGAGTTTATCTTAAGTCCTCTTCTGAACTTGGATATATTCCCAATATTGCAAGGTTCTAATCGGAACGCTATGGATGACATAGATTTTCTTTTTCATCATCTTTTGCTTGATGATATAAAGAAAATCAATCTTGGTTTATTTAAGCATGAGGTAAGGAAAGAAAGAAAAAGTAATGATAGTGAGGATCGAACAGAGCTTGAGTATTATTCATTCCCGATTATTGAATTTCTGAAAGCTGTCGATGGTTATGAGGAGTTAATTACTTCATATTACGATACTATACATAAGTTTTATACTGATACTTATTTGCCCGCTCATGAGATTAGCGCCAGAAGATTAAGTGGGTTGGTTAAGAATTTTAGGATAAAGAAAAGGTAATTGAAACTGATTTATAAACTTATATCACCAAGCTGATTTGTTTGGTGATATATTAAACATTGTTGTTTTATTTTTGTTGAATTTCTGTATGTAGTGCTTTCGTTTAGGAGGATATATAGCACTTTTTCCTAAATTAACATAGATGTAACGTCGCCTAACCATTTGTATTTTGTATGATTGATATGGTTTGAAATGTGTATTAATTATGATTTAAGTATTAATGCAATATGTCGTTAGAATATTTAATTTATTATCGTGTCTCTTCATTAGACACACTGTATATGAATTCAGTGTTATGTTTGCAAAGGGGACGTGCCCCCCTTTTTTTGTGAGGACATATGACTGAGCAAGAACTAATTGACTTTCTTCGTATTGAAGGTCGCTACGAAATTACATCTTTGGGTGGACAGTTTATCGCAAGGCCAATCAATTCCGAGGATATTATTATCTCACTTCGTTCACACCAGGAATGTAAAGAGTACTACAGCAAGGCTGGTAACTGATTTATAATAATCACCCCGGCTGAACACCGGACCTGTCGCGCCGTCACGGAGAATAGTGATGACGCAAACTCTTTATATCTGCAATTACCGGCCTGCCGGTTTTTCTGCTTATCGTGCTGGCGGTGCCGCATGAAAAAAGCAGAGAAAGCTCACTTATCGCGCGTGGCCGAACTCGGCTGTATCGTCTGCAGAAACCTCCAGCTCGGCGAAAGCCCCGCTGAGATTCATCACGTTCGCAGCGGGCAGGGCGCAGGTCAGCGCGCTGATCACTTTCACGCAATTCCGCTTTGCCCACTTCATCACCGCCAGGGCGGCCACGGCGTTGCTGTGCATGCTGGCCGTAAGACCTGGGAAAAAAAATACGGTTCCGAACTCGGACTGCTGGCTCAGGTTAACGCCGAGCTGGGGGTGGACGCATGATGCCCTTAACTTACGGATCTGTGTGTAGCGGAATCGAGGCGGCGAGTGTGGCGTGGCATTGCCTCGGCTGGCAACCTGCATGGTTCGCTGAAATAGAAAAATTCCCTTCAGCTGTGCTGGCATACCGATGGCCAGACGTCGTTAACCTCGGCGATATGACAAAAATTGCCGAGGCTATTCGTGCTGGAAAAATTCAAGCCCCTGATATTTTGGTGGGCGGCACCCCATGCCAGGCATTCAGCGTGGCTGGATTACGTAACGGACTGGCTGACGAACGCGGCCAGTTAACGCTGGCTTTTGTAGAACTGGTTAATGCAATCGATGAAAAACGAAGAGAGCAGGGAAAGCCCCCTGTCATTGTCGTCTGGGAAAATGTACCCGGCGTATTCAGCAGCAAAGATAACGCTTTCGGATGTTTTCTTGCAGGGCTTGCCGGTGAAAGCTGCGCGCTGGAATCACCAGGGAAAAAATGGTCAAACGCTGGTTATGTGCTGGGACCAGAAAGAGCTATCTGCTGGCGAGTGCTTGACGCTCAATTTTTCGGAGTGGCCCAACGACGCAGACGTGTGTTTGTTGTCGCAAGTGCTCGAACCGATATCGATCCCGCAAAGATTCTTTTTGAGTCCGAAGGCATGCGCCGGGATACTCCGCCGAGCCGAGAAAAGAGGGAAAGCGATTCCGCGCATGTTGGGGATCGCTTTGTTGTCGGTAGCCACTGGGATGGGGCCAATTATCCACACCCAACGCTAAATCAATGCCATAACACTGGAGGAATTGGCCAGAGCAATCAGGAATTGTTCAGTCAGCGGGGCTGCGGGATTATTTCTATGGCGCATGGGCAAGGTGGGGCTGAGATTAAAACTGATGATTCCGCCCCATACTTGGCACTGGCCTTTGCGGAAAACAGTCAGGCAGAGGTTCGTCTTGAAGGTGGCGACGGCCAGATCGTCGGCGCTTTATCTACTGGGGGAGGAAAGCCTGGGCAGGGTTATCCTGCTGTTGTCTACGGCTTTAAAGCTGGTCAGGGGGCTAAGGCGGGAGGCATTGGCTTTGCAGAGGAGCAATCCCCTACGCTCACCAGCGCCAGTAGCGGTTCCAATCTCGTACCGGCCGTACTTGCTTACAGTGGGTTTGACATTCTCGGCACACCGGCAAGCGAAGTAGCCAAAGAGACAGATGTTCACACCCCTTTACGCGCCCGCATTCCGGGGCAGTTTGAGAACAGCACGGTAACGATGGTTGCCAATGGCATGGCCGTACGCCGCCTGACCCCAGTTGAATGCGAGCGCCTGCAGGGATTCCCTGACAACCACACATTGATCCCGGTCGATAAACGCAAGCAGGTTACAGCGGATGAATACGCGTATTTGCGCCACCACTTTCCGAACATGACAGCAGAGAAGGCTTACCGGCTTGCTGCTGAAGGTCCACGATACAAAGCGATCGGCAACTCAATGGCAGTGCCTGTTATGCGCTGGATAGGAACTCGCATTCAGGAGGGATTATGCCGCGCTCACTGATCGCTTTCGCACTTCATTACCACTGGCAGCGAATGCGACTTTTTCACTTCGCTGGTTCGGTGCTTACAGATTATCGGATTATCAAAAATCACGCCGCCCGCCTGATGAGGAGCAAAGTGAAATGCTGACCTTAAAAAAACGCCGGGAACAACAAAAAGCCCTCGAAACCGCCGCAGCCGCGCCTCGAAAAAGTTACCTCGGTCGGTTCACGCCGCTAAATGGTATTCAGTCTGGCTGGATAAAATCACTCCTCACGGTGTGGGGCGAAAGCATGCGCGGTAGCACAGCACCTCGCAGACCAACCGGCCACGCCTGCTGGCGTTTTCAGAAAAATATTCCGTGGTCCGATGCGGCGCTTGAGCGCTTCACCGCAGCGATAACCCAGGCGAGGGAAGAGGGATTCAGAGGACAACAGGCGCTTAACCGCGCTCACGCAATATTGTGGCCCGCACCTGCTATCAGCATTATCGATGAGGCTTTTCAGAATGACGATGCGGATTTTGTAGAACAGTGCGTATTGCAGGCGTTCGAATCCAGCGATCCGGTTTATGTGATCGGAATAAGCTATTACACAACCCGGAAAAAAATATCCGATCTCACTCGTGACCTGCAGCAGATCGCGCCTTGGCTGACGGTGGACGAGGCCAGAAAGCGCGTGCGCTGGTGCATGGAAATTTTCAGGGCAAAAGTCTATCTTTCGGCTCGCCAGCAATTGAGGACTGATTGATAAAATTCTGCATCAGAGTTGAATTTCAGGCGCACTCAGTTAATGGCTGGTCCGCCTTTGTCATTTTGGGCATTAAATAATCAATAAGGGCGTATTGTGCTTATTTATACGATAAGGGTTGAAACTGGGCCAGATATTTAGATAATTCATTCATGCTTGGCAGAGCTGCGCCACGATGGCAGCGTTGAGAAGCAACACAATTTGAACACGACAAAAACCCCGCCAGCGCGGGGTTTTTGCTTTCCGGCGATACGACAGGGGTATTCGCGAAGATGCATTGCATCAGTACCCCTGTCATATCGTCGTTACGCATATCAATTAAAACCAACTTACTTCGCGCAAATAGCACCTGGATAGACAAGAATTGTTACAGGTATGGTTTCATCCAATGATTATTGAATGATATAATGCTGTAATTGCTCCGTAGAGTTATTGTAACTATCCAATTTACCTATCTTTAATTTGTCATAGTCTCCATTATTTATATCTTTGATAAGCATAGGCTCAAATTCTTTTAGTTTTTCTGCAACTCGACGAGTATCTTTTTCAAAAATTGCTTTGATGGGTAATTCACTCCCGGTACTAATTGAACGAACCTTCTTATTAAGTAAGCGAACAAATAGTGGGTATTCGTCAATGCTTGTAGGTAGTTCTGATGTAGTGCTGTCGAAAATATATACCGAATGTAAAAGGTGTTCAATGATTTGCATGACAGCATCTAAAGATGATTTTGATGGTTTTGTTATTTCATGAGCTGCATCATTACCAATAAATCTAATAGAGTGTAATCGAGAACAATCCTTTTTAGAAATCAGGCCCGCTGTTGATAGGTTGTTTATTTTTTTACTTAAATCTCTTCCGCTGATGCCTTTATCAAGACATACTGCCTCGATTGTAGCTCTCACTCCAATACCTGCAAGAGTAAGAGAGTTAGTAGCCATAGCAAGACAGGTTTCTTTAAATATTCTTCCGACTGTATCGGGGAGGCTATATGCTCTAATTAAAGATATCGTTTTCGGTGGATAATAATCAATATCTGTAGGGACCTCCCATTGGTTATCGTCAGTTGGGTATGCAGCGTCTATATCGTGAAATTCCTTGCGAAATGAAATTAGTTCACACCCGCAACATTTAACAATGCTGAAGTTTTCCATAAAATGATAATCATCAGGGTCTCCATGAACGGATTCTGTGTGCATAATATAATGATTGGTGTCTAGCCGACAATTATTGCAATAATTCTTGGTTTTTTTAGTCACTGAAATATCCTAGTGAAACGTTATTGTTTTGGTCAATGATGTGTGGGTATTGTATTTGAATGTAAAATGAATTGTCGATATAAAGAAATAATTTTATATCGTTAGATTGTGACCGTCGTCCCATTTGCGAACCATTTTCTTACGGGTAACATAATGCCGCATACATCCACTTGGTGGGGCTTGATGCTGGAACTGTATCGCTCGCACAAGACCTCGTTTGATATTCTCCTGCTCGTCATTCTTGGCGTTACCGTTCGCGTTTTTTATTGGGGCGGGAAGCTTCGGGAGTGCTGCGGTGACGTTCTGATCGGCACCATCATTATGACGTTCGCCGCTGCCCGCCTGCCGAGTTTCGAGATTACGATCCCCGAGTTGGGCACAGTTCATTTCAGCCATAACGAAGCCGCCTTCATCCTTGGCATGCTGGGCTATAAAGGGCTAAAAGCGGTGATTTTCTGGGTGCTGAAATCCCGATTTGGCATCGACCTGCGCGAGCGCATTGCGCAGAGGAACAACGGTTCCAATTGATCGTTGTGAGCGATCAATTGCGCGATATTGATCATTGATAACTATTTGATGCTGTCTATTTTGTCGCCGTACAATCTGTGTATTATCGGTTAACGTTACATGATGTTTTATGACCGAAACGTATTCGCAGTTCCGAATATCAGTTATATAAATACATGGAGATGATTAATATGGAAAGCAAATTAATTGATTGGCATAAAGCAGACATCATTGCAGCGGTAAGAAAAAAGGGGACATCAATCGCAGCGCTTTCTCGCGCGGCAGGGCTTAATAGCGCCACCCTTTTAAATGCGCTATCAAAGCCGTGGCCGAAGGGGGAGAAGCTACTCGCTGAGGCGATTGGAGTAGAGCCGTGGAAAATATGGCCATCTCGCTATCACGACCCTAAAACGCATAAATTTATCGATCGCACCGCGCTGATGCGCAGGCCGAAAGCAAAGCCTGAATAAAATACAGAAACTTAGCAAGCCCTGGCCATACCGGCGGGGCTTTTTTCAGTCAGCCCGTCAACTATCGAAGAATATATTAATAACCAACCCGCCCTGGCGGTTTTTTATATCGGAAAAGTTTATGTGTGAGCCTAAGTGCGCCGGTAAGCAAATGCAGACCAACAAATTCTCACAGCGTAGCGAGAATAACCTAAAGGATGTTCATCCTGATTTGGTCAAAGTAGTGCGCCGAGCGCTGCAATTATCACCTATCGACTTCGGAATCACAGAAGGTCTTCGTACCAAAGAACGTCAAACGCAGCTGGTCATTGAAGGGAAGAGCCAGACCATGAACTCCCGGCACATCACTGGTCATGCTGTCGATGTGTTTGCATATCCAACATCTGCAGGTAGTTGGGAATGGAAATACTACGAACAAATCGCTGTTGCGTTTAAGCAGGCAGCCAAAGAATTGGTCATCCCAATTGAGTGGGGTGGTGACTGGAAGACCCTGAAAGACGGACCGCACTTTCAGTTGACTCATATGGCTTCTCAGGAATGAGGATTGTGGTTCTAAGGCTGTTGAATCAGCATTTCCTGACCCAATCTTCTACAGAAATAGCATGGAATTAATTGTCAGTATTTTTTTGCCGCGTTTGGTATACGAAAATTCATTAAAGCGGTCATTAGAAAAAAATGACAAGTATACAATAGATGGCGTGTTAATAATTCTCACACGCCATGAAAAGGGATGATGGATTTGAGTCTGAATAATGAAGCAGGGCTGCTAAGCAGCGATTAAAACTTAATGATACATACTATTTCAGCCATAAGTGAGCCAATATTGGCTCCTCCCTTTACATAATCTGTAGTACCACTTGGCTGTCCTGAAAGTGTATAAAATCTTGCAACGCCAATACCTTGTTTACACTCTTGGTCAGTAATTTTAAAGCGACTTATATAAATATCTCTGTTACTGTTAGTCGGCTTCGGAACCAGTTGAACAATGATGGATCTGACCCCATTTATGTGTTCTCCAGACGCATTCTTTCCATATACATAATGGGTTTCGTTACTATCAATAAACCCCCATCCTTCGATTTTTGGTGGTTCTTTTGACCAAGCAGCAGTAGTCATGCCTAACATGATAACCCCAGTTAACCATTTGAATTTCATGATATTGCCTTGTAGTGTTTATGTTTTTCACTATTCTTATCATAAAGATGCGACACATTCACTAGCAACATGAAATTATTGTGGTTTTAGCTCTCATCATCCGTGTGAGTCCACTCGTAGTTTAATAAAACATCAGATGCATAGACATCGCTTAAAGAATGTTAGGCCAGTAATGACATGGGCTTCGGTAACAACTGCATCAAGGCTGTTGGCGCAAAGCTTTTGGTAATCTCCAGTCGTAAATCCGGTCTTTTCATACTGGCTGAGCAGTGGGTTGATTGTTTTGCAACTGGCTCTATGAATTCGAGTGAAACGTTCGTCACTCTTATTGCCCCGACCACTGGTTCTTTTTAGTGCATTGACGACAAAACCTTCTGGGTTATCACGTAGCCATTCTCGATATGCCAGTTCGCTATCTGATTGAAGATCGCTTCGGAACACTTTCACCATCATGTCACCCTCCATTGATTGAATGGAAAAATAATTTTTATCCTATTCTTTAGATGGTTACAATGGCCAAATGAAAATGAATTCGTAGGTCTTCAACATGATTTGGGTCATATACGTTTCAGATAAGCCACACTCTAAGAAGAACTTTGCAATTGGCCTTAACCAGCAAGTCTGGGGTGTTAAGGATACAAAAAAAGAAACAATCGAAAAGGTTGTTGAAGGAGACCTGGTAGCATTTGTCTATGCCATCTCATGGTTGAAGGCGGAAGGTCCACCACCCAAGGGATTTTCTCGTGTCAGCAAGGAAGATCTTGAAAAGTTCCGCGGAGCAGTTCAAAGCATCACTTTAGCTCGAGTGAGTAAATCCTATTACACTTCAAACGATGAGGTGTGGCCAGACGATGATTATCCACATCGTTTTGACTTCGATAAGGTTACCAGCTTTGGGACGAACGTATTTTTTGGTACTGAGTTTTTCAATTCTGATTTTGTCGAGGCTGTTCGTTATTCAGCCTGTACTCAAGGTTCAGTGGCCCGAGCATCAAGTATCAAAAGCGTAAGCGACATTACTTCTACCGCTGAAGATGAAGGCGAACAGGAAGAAGAGACAACGGGTATTGAAGGACGGCCTATCCTTCGATTGCACCTTTCACGTGAACGCGATCCTTCATTGGCCAAAAAGAAGAAACAATCTGTTATTGATAAGACAGGGAAACTGGCGTGTGAGATTTGCTCTGTAGATTTCAAAAAATTATACGGCGAATTAGGTGACGGCTTTGCTGAGTGCCACCACAAGAATCCTTTGAGTTTGCGTCAAGAGAACCAGGAAACGAAGCTTGAAGATTTGGCTATCGTTTGTGCAAACTGTCACCGAATGCTGCATCGTCGACGCCCATGGCTAACTATTGATGGACTAAAAAAAATTTATGAAGAACAAAGAACTGCTTCATCTTCAGCATAAGCTTACTAAGTTCGCTCAAGCACGAGACTGGGATAAATTTCACTCGCCTAAAAACTTGTCTATGGCCATGTCAGTTGAGGCGGGTGAGCTAGTCGAAATTTTTCAGTGGATGACTGAAGAAGAAAGCAAGTCTTTATCTGATAAGCAGCAAGCCAGGGCTGAAGAAGAGATTGCGGACGTCTTTCTCTACCTGCTTAGAATCGCTGACAAACTTAATGTGGATTTGATTCAGGTAGCAAATAAAAAAATTGGTATCAATGAGCAAAAGTATCCCGTAGATGTAAGCTATGGAAACGCTAAAAAATACACTGATTTCTAAACCTCAAATTGTAGGGATGGTAACAATCTTTCAAAGGCCCAAAAAATAGCACAACAAGTGTAACAATAACAATTAATGAACTGGGCCATTTTGTTAATATAAAAAGGGTGATTCAATTCATGAACAATTCTTTAAGGATTTTAAGGTAATCCAGTTGAGAGGTCTTGGTATAATTTACTATCACGTTTAAGGATCAGGATACTGCGCAGCAATCTGCAAACAATTATCCCTGATAAGTCTTGCATGTAACAGTCCATCCTTAAATCTCTCGGATGCACTCGAGTCGTGAGCTGTATTGAGATATATGTTAAAAAGCTGCATCACTGTAGTTGCATACGCTTGTTTGATGGCGATAACAGTTGAGTTTTCCGGCATGATAATCCTCCTGCAGTTAAAAGCTAATAGCTTCGCTTAAGGTTTTCATCGACTTAATCATAGGCGACAGAAAAGAGCTTTTTTATAAGAAATAAGAATGAAAAAATTTAAAAATGTCACCGTTTTGACTTGCCGAAAAGACAAACTCTAACACTGGCAATAAAAGGCAAATGTGTAGGCACACCCTCTACAATTTAAATTGTGCAGCAACCTCTCAAAATTCAATGTAACTTGTTGAATTTATATGCTAAAAATGAAATCAAAACAGTCACTGATTTGAGCGATAGCTCTAAAGATTTTACAGTTTTGGCCGATATCTAGATCACCATGACTCCTTTAACGTTCAGGATAAATAATGACTAGCGAATCAAACAACGACGAGTATAAAGCTAATATCAAAAAAATCGGAGAGGGTGTAGCTGTAGGTGTTGGCGCAGGGGCTGGAGCTGGAATCGGAGCTGCTATCGGGGTCAGTGGTGCTATTGCTGCTGCTGAAGCTACTGTGGCATCCGCAGTAGTAGCAGGCGCATCTGCATCTGCGACTACAGCTGCACTTGCAACGGCTGGTGGAGGCGCAATTGCAGCAGGAGGCACAGGCATGGCCGGAGGAGTAACTGCAATTGCCTCTGCGGCAGCAAGTAGCGCTGTTGTACCTGTTGTGGGATGGGCTATTGCAGGAGCCGCGGTTACTGGGTTAGCTGCATGGAGTGCATATAAATACTTTGCGAAAGATTAAAGTAGCTGCTGTAAAAAATAAGACCGTCACATGGCGGTCTGGCAAGCTTATGCAACTTTTTGAATTTAATTGTTTTGACCTGTGCCCACTTATCTTTATGGTTTAAGTAAAACAGTTACCTTTGTCGATAAAGGGTTCACTTTAACCCGCGAAAATTGCAATAGTAGCTTTGATGTTTTAATTATAAATATGTGAACCAATGGGGTTGGTTTTGTTTTAATCGTAGAGTCATCGATCATCATGCCTTCTCTGTTTAAAAGTTTTTGTAGGGCAAGAATTGAAGTAGGATTAAGCAGGTGAGATTCCATCTCTACAGTTTGGTAGCCCTCCTTTTTGAGATGTCGGAGGATCTTTCTAATTGAACCAACCAGACACCCTGCTCCAGAAGCATTAAGTGGGGTGCGCAGAGGGGATAGATGAATGGACGTGTGATAATTTTTTGTTTTTCTATATGAAAATCTTCCTTTTGAACGCACTTTCAAAATGACTAACAATGCTATCGCAACAGCACATGTAGAATATAAAAAGTATAAAAAAACTTCGAACATAAAATTCCTCCAACCTGAATCAATCATTTATCGTCAGCAACATAATAAAACTTTAATTATATATATCGCATTCAGACGTTATTGTGGGTCCTTTCCAGACTCCAAAGCACCGAGGGTCGGGAGACGCGCAAAAAGTCTCTCATTTTGAACAATTTTTCATTTTTGGCATTTCCGGTTCCGGTTGGGAGTTTTTCATGGCCACGCAAGCTGAAGTCGCTGCTCATCTGCTGCTGACAGATCGTCGGCTGCGCGACCTGTCAAAATTGCCCGGAGCTCCTGTCAGACAAGGACGTGGGGATTGGGATCTGGATGCGTGGCGGCATTTTTATATTAACTATCTCCGAAGCGGAAAGCGCGATTCATCAACCGGCGAAGAACCGGAAGCAGACGATAATTCTCCGGAAAAAAATCGTGAGCAATGGCTTAAAAACGAGGAGCGGCAGGAGAGAATCTTGATGGCGCGAGTGAAGCGCCGAATCCTGGCGAAACGCTACGCACCCATTGAACTGATCAGCGTCGCGGTATCACGTGTCGCCGTCGAACTACGAACGCGCGTCGAGTCGTGGCCACCACGTTTAAAAAAGGTTTGGCTTGATATGCCTCAGGAAGCCACTGATTTATTAAAACAGGAGCTGGCGATAGCACTCAATGAGCTTGCAGACATACGAATCGACTTCAGCGATTACGATGTCAGCGATATCGAACGCGATATTGAACGGGTTGAATCCCTTGCGCGTGACGATACCGATGACGGGAGTTGAGTGGGCAGACAAATATTTTTATTTGCCCGAAGGCTCCAGCCACATTGCCGGACAATGGAAGACGCAGCCTGTTCAGCTGGCAATGCTGAATATGATGACGAACGATGCGATCAAAATCGTGTCAGTTAGAAAGTCGGCGCGCCTTGGCTACACCAAAGTCCTGGTTGCTGCACTTCTATATTTTGCAGAGCATAAGAAGCGCAGCTCTGTGACATATCAGCCTATCGATGATGAATCAGACGGGTTTGTTGCTGACGAAATTGATCCGGCGATCTGCGAAATGCCGGTCATACATAAAATTTTCCCCGATTGGGATAGCAGTAACGAGCGTAACAATATCAGCCGAAAGGAAATGTCGGGTGCGATTCTTGATTTTCGTGGTGCCAGTTCACCCGGCAATTTTCGTCGCCTTACTAAGCAGGTCGTCGCAGGTGATGAAGTCGATGGCTGGCCGCTTGAAGTGTCGAAGAAAGGCAAGGGCGAAGGGTCGCCTATTGAACTGGCCCTAGTTCGAATCAAGGGCGCGTCATACCCGAAAGCGATTTTCGGCTCGACTCCGACCGTCACCGGCAAAAGCCAGATTGAAATGCTTGAAGATGGCGCGGATCTGGTCTTCCGGTTTTACCTGCCGTGTCCACATTGTGGCGGCGAGCAGGTTTTAACGTTTGGTTTTGAAGACATCGAGTCAGGGTTAAAGTGGGATGACAGCCTGCCAACGCGTGAAGCAAAAGGTCGATCAGCTTACTACCAGTGCTCCCACTGCCCCGAGCACTTCCACTACAGCGATCTTGAAAAGATGGAGCTTGCTGGTCGCTGGATAGCAGAAGACTGCACCTGGACGCGTGACGGCATGCACTTTCATGATCACGATAATCAACCAGTACGCGCCCCGCAGCACGCTGCAGTCGTTGTTAACGCACTTTATTCGCTCAACCTCGACGGCTGGGGCGAAATCGTTGATGCATGGCTTAAAGCGAAGGGCGACCCACTCAAAGAGAAAGCGTTTTACAACACAGTGCTCGGCGAACTCTGGAATGAAGTCGCCAGCGAGCAACTTGAGCATGACATTCTGCTGCAGCGACGCGAAGTCTATGCACATGAAATCCCGGATGGGGTTGTTTACCTCACAGGCGGCATCGACTCGCAAAAATCGGGCCGATACGAGTGCTATGTGTGGGGGTGGGGAGCAGAAGAAGAGGCCTGGCTCATCGATAAAACGATCGTTATGGGTCGTTACGATGAAGAGGAAACGCTGCAGCGCGTTGACGGTGTTATTCGCAAGCAGTACATGCGCAGTGACGGAACAAAAATCGGCGTAAGCAGGTGGGCATGGGATACGGGCGGTGTTGATCCGCAGGTCGTTTATAACCGCTCTACAAAGCTCGGTCCGCTGTGGGTTATCCCGATAAAAGGCGCAAGCACATACGGTCGTCCGGTCGTCGATATGCCGCGATCAAAGAACGCAAACAAAGTTTTTCTGTCGCTGATCGGTACAGATACTGCGAAAGACCTGCTTTATATGCGATTCCCTTTGCAGCCCGATCCTAAAAAACCGATACCCGGCGCGATTCACTTCCCCGCTAACGACGAAATTTTCGGAGAAGCCGAGGCTAAGCAGCTGGTCAGCGAAGTTTTGATCCCGAAACTTATTAACGGTCGTGTCGTGTATCGATGGACGAACCAGGGTCGTCGAAATGAAGCGCTGGACTGCTTTGTCTATGCGCTCGCGGCGCTTCGAATCAGCAAAATCCGCTTCCAGCTCAACCTGGAGACGCTCGCCGAACTTCAAAAGAAATCCAGATCAACTCCTACTATGACGCTCGAAGAAATGGCTCGAGCGCTCGGAAGCTAATAATGGCCACTGAACGTGAAGTCTTGACAGCTCGTTTGCTCGAAGCGGAAATAGCGCTGCATAAAATGCTAACCGGGAAATGCGCCGTGAGTATCTCTCACAGCGATTCAGCAGGTAACAGCCGGAGCTACGCATATTCGCAAGCGAGTATCGCCCAGCTCCGGTCTTATATTGCTGAGCTGAAAGGTCAGCTCGGCTTGAGTACGGGACGTCGCCGCCCCGCGGGGGTTCGTTTATGACTGCAATGCAGTTACTCGGGCCTGACGGCCAAACGCCACTACGCCGTTACGCGGGTTATAACGGCGGCGGTCCCGGTTTTGGCGGTCAGTTGCTTGACTGGCACGCGCCGCAGCAGAGCGCAGATGCAGCCCTGCTGCCGACGTTTTATAAGGGTAATGCCCGAGCTGATGATCTCGTTAGGAACAATGGCGTGGCGGCGAACGCCGTCCAGCTGCATCAGGATCATATCGTCGGCAACCTGTTTAAACTCAGCTATCGTCCGAACTGGCACTATCTCGGCGTGTCGCGAGAAGACGCTCGCGCCCTGGCGCGCGATGTTGAATCGGCATGGGCAGAGTACGCAGAAGACCCTAACTGCATAATCGATATCGAGCGCAAGCGCACGTTTACGATGATGATCAGAGAGGGCGTGGCCACGCACGCGTTTAACGGTGAAACGTGTACGCAGCCCGTGTGGGAAAGCAGCGCGGGTTCCATATTTCGCACCCGTTTCAAGATGGTGTCGCCGAAGCGCATCCGCAATCCCGGTTATGCCAGCGATACTCAAACGCGCCGCGCCGGTGTCGATATAGATAAGAACGGGGCTGCAGTAGCCTACTGGGTCGCAGAGGATACATATCCCTACGGAGGCGTCGGTAAATGTCGGCGTATCCCGGCCAGGCTCAGCAATGGTCGGCCAGCGTTTATTCACATATTTGAGCCAATGGAAGACGGGCAGACGCGCGGGAACAACATTTTTTATAGCGTCATGGAGCGCCTGAAAATGCTCGATACGCTGCAGCAGACGCAGCTGCAGAGCGCGATTGTGAAAGCTATGTATGCCGCGACCATAGAATCAGAGCTTGATAGTGAGCAGGCTTTTGAATACGTCGCCGGTGCGGGGGCAACAGCGGAAACCAACCCGCTAACAGCGTTTATTCAGAGCTTTGTCCAGTATTACAACGGCGCAAATATAAAACTCGGTGGCGTTAAAGTCCCGCACTTACACCCCGGCGATAAGCTCAACCTGCAGACCGCGGAAAACGCGGACGCTGGATTCAGTTCGCTGGAACAATCCCTGCTGCGTTATGTCGCTGCCGGCACCGGCGTTTCCTATGAAGAGCTGAGCCGGGACTATAGCCAGGTCAGCTATTCAAGCGCTCGCGCCAGTGCGAATGTCAGCTGGCGCTACTACATGGGGCGTCGAAAATTTATAGCAGCGCGCCAGGCGTCGCTGATGTTTGCGTGCTGGTTTGAAGAAGTCCTGGCGAGAGGGATCATTACGCTGCCTTCTAAAGCGCGTCGCTCGTTCTATGAAGCGCGGAACTCCTGGACGCGTGCGATGTGGATCGGAGCTGGCCGCATGGCTATCGACGGATTAAAAGAAGTACAGGAAAGCGCCATGCGCCTGACAACAGGCATCAGTACGTATCAAAACGAACTGGCACTGCAGGGGCTGGATTACGAAGAAGTGATGGAACAGCAGGAATACGAGATTAATCGCCGCAAGGCGATGGGGCTCAGCGAACCGAACTGGTCCGTTAACTATCCGTCCAACACTGGTCAATGGGGAGGGGGTTAATGCCCTGGCGAAACTATCAACACCTGGCTGCACGAACATTTAACCAGCCGTTATTACTCGAACCCGCCTACGCGCGGGTTTTCTTTTCTGCGTTGAGCGAGCGGTTTGGCACTGAACGGCTTATCGATGCAACTACTGGCCAGCAGCTTGCCGGTGAGGAACTGAAGCAGCTGGCGAGCAGCTGGGACAATGAATCCCGGCAGACTCCCAAAAGCTATCGCGTAGAACGCGGTATCGCCGTCTTGCCGGTCACTGGCACGCTCGTTCACAAGTTCGGCTACATGCAGCCGGTGTCCGGTATGACCGGCTACGACGGCATAGCCGCGCGTCTGCAGCAAGCAGTAGCTGATCCGAGCGTAAAAGGGATTTTGCTTGATATCGACTCGCCAGGCGGCGAGGTTTCCGGCGCATTCGATACAGCGGATTTAATCGCGCGAGCGCGGGAGCACAAACCGGTCTGGTGCCTGGCCAGCGACATGGCGTGCAGCGCTGGCTACCTACTGGCGAGCTCCTGCAGTCGGCGCTTGATTACGCAGACAGGCGTTGTGGGGTCAATCGGGGTTGTTGTCGCGCACCGCAGCGTTGAAAAGGCGCTGGAGCTGGCCGGTGTAGACGTCACGTTGATTTATGCAGGCAGTCATAAAGTCGATGGCAACCCTTACAGCGCGCTGCCAGAAGATGTTCGCGCGCAAATTCAGGCCAGCATCGACAGCACGCGTGAGCAGTTTGCTCAGAAAGTCGCTGACTATACAGGCCTGAAAAAATCCCGCGTTCTCGCAACAGAGGCAGCGATGTACACCGGCCAGGATGCTATTAAGGCAGGCCTGGCCGATCAAGTTGTTAACTATGCAGACGCGATTCAGACCATGGCTGACGCGCTGAACACTACTAAACCGGAGTTATTTATGACCACAACAACAGCAAAAGCCGGGGATCAGACTCCGACGCTGACAGCTGAACAGATTAGCGCGCAGGCGGCATCAGCTGAGCTTGCGCGCGTGATGTCGATTATCGGCTGCGAAGAAGCTAAGGGGCGTGAAGAGCAGGCAAAAACGCTGGCTGCAATCCCCGGCATGACGCTTGATCAGGCTAGGTCTGTATTAGCAGCTGCGCCACAAACCGCGCAGGCGCGCACAGAGACGGCGCTGGATCAGCTCATGGAAAAGGAATCGCCAGAGCCCGTCGCGGACCAGCCTGCAGCTAAAGTCACCGGTTCAACTGCAAAAATTTCGCTGTTAGTTGCTGCCGGTCAATCACTACTAATTGAGGGATAAATATGACAACAGAAAGCCGCCAGCCCGACGATTTTTTCGTTAGCCCGGAAATTACGACGACGACTGGCATCATGGCCAGTGGAGTGAACACAGCAAAATATACGCCGGTAATGATCGACGCCACTGCAGGCACGTTCAAAGTGTGGGATGGCTCGCCGGGAAAAGCCGTCGGTATCACAGCGATGGCGGTCAATGCGTCTGGGGGCCAGCTCGAGTTTTCGTACTACAACCGCGGTACTTTTCGCGCAAGCTACCTGAACTGGTCTGCAGATGCCACGAAGCGCAAAGCCGCGTTTGCTGGAACAGCAATCGACATTCAGGAATAACCCTTAAGCCGCCGCCAGGCGGTTTTTTTATGCAGGATACAGAATGACTGATTCATACACCACTCAAGAGCTGATTACAGCTACACAGCAGGTTTTCAAGTTTAAGCCGCTATTTTTGACGCTCTTTTTCAAAGAGACGTACACGTTCTCTACTGAAGAAGTGTTTCTCGATAAGATCCCGGGAGACGTGGCGATGGCCGTGTACTGCTCGCCGATGATCACCGGTAAAGTCGACCGCACGCGCGGATTCAAGACGAATCACTTTAAACCCGGCTACACGAAACCGAAACATACTGTAAACCCTAACACGTCCATCAAACGCTCGGCGGGGGAGCAAATCGGACAGCCGGAATCACCGGCACAGCGCCGCGCTAAGATCATCATGCAAAATTTGCTGGATGAGGAACTGGCGATTCAGCAGCTGGAAGAGTATCAGGCCGTGCAAGCCGTCCTGAAAGGGAAATACACCATTTCGGGCCCCAACATCGATACGATTGAAATCGATATGCAGCGCAGCCTCTCGAATAATATTGTGCAATCCGGTAGCACCGCCTGGTCAGCTCAGAATAAAGACACGTATGATCCGAGCGATGATATCGAGACGTATGCTGAAAAAGCGTCCGGCGCTGTCAACGTCATGCTGCTTGATGGAAAAGCCTGGAAGTTACTTAAGAGCTTCAAGCTGTTCAGGGACGCGCTCGATACTCGCCGCGGGTCAAACAGTCATCTTGAGCTCGCACTTAAAGACCTCGGTGATGTTGTCAGCTTTAAAGGCTATTACGGCGACGTGGCCGTTATTGTCTACAAAGGCCAGTACCTCGATTCATCCACCTCAGCCAAAACACGCTATATGCCGGATAACACCATGGTCCTCGGCAATCTGAAAGCGCGCGGTTTGCGCACTTACGGCGCAGTGATGGACGAAGACGCGCTCAACGAGGGTGTGACCGAAGCCACACGATATCCAAAAATCTGGACGACTAAAGGCGATCCTTCAGTCACACAGACAATGACGCAGTCCTCGCCAGCGATGGTGCTGGCAGATGCCGATAACTTCGTTGTTGTAACCCTTGCATAAGAGCCGAAAGGCTCTTTTTTTATACCCGGAGATAATAATGGCTAATAAAAACGAACTACTTGCACGCATCGAAGATTTAAGCGCGCAACTCGGGCGCGAATTGCCAACGACCGGCACGATGGACGTGCTGCAGTCAGTCATTGAAAGCGCAGAAGCGGAGCTGGCGCTGCTTAATGAAACGGATTCTGGACTCCCGGAGCCGGTTCAATCAACGCTAACCGTAACTGAGCAAGCAATGCTGAAAGCAGGGAATACTGAACGCAGTGAATCCAATATTCCCGAGTCAGCGTATCGTTACGTAAAGCTGCGCAATACGCTTGATATTATCCACTACGTTAATCAAAAACCGGTCCGCAGCATCGTGCTGGCGGGAGAATCAATTTACGTTGATCCTGAAGAGGCCGCGGCGCTTATTGCGCAGAGCCACGTTTACGCTCTATGAGCTACTACGACGACGATTTACGCGCTGGCGATGAGGACATGCTGCAGGAGTTCGGCAGACCAGTGCGGCTGCCTGGCCGCGCGGACCCGATAACAGCTATTTTCAATGAGCCATATACCCGGACGGATTTACCCCATTCTGGATTTATCACTGGCACAGTGACAAGCATCACCGCACAGTCAGATAGCGTAACGGGCCTGGCTGCGCGAACTGTTATTCAGGTCCCGAAGCGGCGCGCGCCGGATGAGGCAGGGAATCTGGTCTGGACTGACTGGACTGATTACGTTGTTAAAGAACCTCAACCGGATGGCACCGGGCTGACAGTTATTTATCTCGAGCCTCATACGTCCAGTGAAACCAGCATTTACTCAAAATATTAATTGGGAACGCGGTCCCACTTAAGGAGGAGCTATGGCCGGTCCGCGCAGTAATGCGCAGATGTTTGACATTGATATGTCGGCTTTAAACTCCCTGCGCGAATCCCTCAGCGCGTCGCAGGATCAAATGATCATGGCTTATAACCGGGCGTTAAACAGAACAGCGAAGCATATGCACCGCGTTTCTGTCGCGATGATGATCGAGTCGCTTGGAGTCAAAAGTCGAAAAGCCGTTAAACATCGTATTAAACCCTTCGTGAAACGCCGCAACTATTCAAAAGAGGGCGGCGGCGACCTCAGCAGCGCAAAAATCTGGTATGGCATGAACGATTTTCGCGTTCATGACTTGAAGGGGGCGATGCGTAATCCGCGGAAACAAACGCAGGAGCGCAATCCCGAAACCGGTCAGTTTATGAAGACCAAAAAGGGCGCGCGCGGTGCGACTTTTATCCCCAAGGCGGGAGGACTGCACGCCATGAGCTGGCCCGATTCGTTCGTAGCAAAGCGCTACGGCTCGAAAAGCGTCTGGATTCGTCGTGCTGGCGGCGGTATTGAAGAGGCTCGTGTGCCCGTTCATGAGGAACTGGAAGATGCTATCGATGAGTATATTTTTGAAAATATCGGCACCGTATTCATGCGCTATTTTGAGCAGGATTTGCGTGGCCGCGTGGCAGGAAATGTGACATGACAATAAGCGCAGGATTAGACGCGTTTGACGAGTACGCGAATCACATAAAAGCCGCCATTCTGCAGATCCCCTTCATTAAAACCTTCGGACTCTACCCTGAAATTCCCGCAGGCTTCGAGACACCGGCTGTTTTTTTTGAAGTTGAAAGCTGGAGCCCAAGCGACGAAATAGTCACAGGGGCAGAAACAGGCGTCGAGCTTGACTGCAATATGTACTTGCTCCGCGAGTTTGCTGCCGATCAATACGGGCAAAAGGCGCGAAACGCCGCTCTCGTCCTTTCTGGCTGGATTAACGGTCGACAGTTTGGTCCCGCAACGAAACCTGCGAAGTTCGCCGGTGCTGAAGAAGCGACATGGATGAAAGACGGAAAAGTCCTGGCTTCGCATTCAGTCTGGTGCGTTAGTTTTTCACAAATTGTTGGCGTGGGCGCAGACCCGTTCGCTCCACCTGCTGACGCTCCGCTGCTGAAAGAGCTGTTTGTTGGGCTTGCACCGGATATTGGAAAGGGTCATGAGGCCGATTATGTCCGGATATTCCCAAGATGATTTTACCAGCGCGGACATGTTTCGCCGCTTGCGCGACATTATAAAGCGCGGTGTCGTCCAGGCAGTACAATTGTCCCCGCCGCGTGTACGTGTTTCGTTCGGCGGCGAACACTCCTCGGGGTGGCTGCAATGGTTTACCCTGGCAACGTCGGAACGCGTTGACTGGAGCGCGCCGAAAGTCGGCGATCCCGTCACTGTTATTTCAGAAGGGGGCGATCTACGAAACGGTGTAGTTTTTCCGGGTCTTCTCGTCGATGGCCGCGCCGTTCCATCAAGTAAGCCTAACGAGCATGTCACTGCATATTGTGACGGCGCTGCGTTGACTTATGACACAGAGAGCCACGTTTTGACATGGCAGGGTGTTCAAGGCGGCAAGGTGCGCATCATCGCGGAGTCAAAAGTTGACATCCTCGGCAAAGATGAAGTGACCGTAACAAGTGAAAATGTTGTTAACGTTCACGGCGGCAAGGTGATTAACGCTGACGCAGAAGTTATCAACGCCACCGCAACGCAAGCGATCAACATGGGCGCGCCGAAAATCAACGCCACCGCGCCGGGTGGAATTTTGTTTGATGGTCCCGTCCATATGACTAAAACACTGGTCGTAGATGGCCTGGGTACTTTCAGAACCGATCTGAGCGTAGAGGGCGACAAGGGCGGCTCGGGCAATATCAGAACCGCAGGCAGTGTTATAGCTGGCAAAGAAGTTCAGGACCGGCAGGGCACGCTTTCAGAAATCCGCCTCACTTATAACGGCCATCACCACAACTGCCCGGACGGACCGACGGACGGCCCCTCTATTCCAATGGTGTAACCCTCATGAAAGGAATGAACCGCAACACCGGCAAAGTGCTCGCGGGGACTGATCACATCCGCCAATCAGTGGTGGATATTCTCACAACCCCGCTCGGCACTCGCGTAATGTTGCCGGAGTACGGCAGTAATCTTGCTGATCGCGTCGATAACCCCAACGATCCGGCACTGGCAATAAAAATTATCATGGCCAGCGCCGGGGCGTTAGCCCGGTGGGAACCACGTGTACGTGTCGACAGGGTAAGGCCTGTGACCATTAATGCGAGCACCGGTCTGATCGCTATTGATATTACAGCAACGGATGTCGAGACCCGCAAACGGCTCGAATTAAACAACCTGGAGTTGCCGTTTAAATGACAACAATTGTGCAGAACTCGATCGTTAAGACGATTGACATGAGCCTGCTGCCGCCGCCTGATTTTGTTATAACGCCCCTTTTTTCAGAAACAAAAAGTCTGCTGATAACAGAACTGCAGGAACTCGATACAGATTTTAATGCGCTCCTCGAATCTGATCCGGCCATGAAGCTGCTGGAGATTGTGGCGTACCGGCTGATTATTAATACTGCGCGTGTAAACCAGGGGATGCTGGCCGTCCTGCTTGCCTTTGCAAAGGACAACGATCTCACCCAACTGGGCGCGAACCTCGACTGCGAGCGCCTGCTGATCACCCCTGCTGACGCGGATGCGGTGCCACCCATTGCAGCAGTTTACGAAAGCAACGACGAGTTCCGGCACCGCATCCAGTTGTCATGGTATGCGCGTAATACGGCAGGCAGCACTAATGCGTATAACTTTCTCGCGCGTACCTGCGATTCTGATGTGTTATCGGCGCAGGCTTACGGGCCGCCGGTAACGCAACCTGGATACGTTGATCTTTATGTACTGTCGAGAACTGGCACTGGTAGCCCGTCGCAAGCGTTGCTTGATAAGGTCAACGCAGCACTCTCTCAAGACGATACGCGGCCACTAACCGACTTTGTTACGGTAAAACCCGCCTCGAATCTAGTTTACGAAGTTGAAGCTGTGATTGTCGCAGGGCTGGGGCCTGATTCAAACGTGTTGCTAAACGGTGCGCAAAGTGACCTGGCTTCATACGTTGCCGAGCAGCACAAAATCGGCGCTACAGCAGCAATCTCGGGCATATACGATGCAATACATCGCGCCGGAGTTGATCGCGTTCAGCTGATTTCGCCCTCTGCAGACGTGGTGGCAGGGGTAGGGCAGGCCCCGTATTGCACAAATATTAAATTGTCGGTGCAGATGGGGTAACGATGACAAGCCAGAGTTTATTACCGCCAAACTCCACATCAGCAGAGCGGGCGCTTGAAGCTGTTCTCTCACACGCTGGCGACCTGCCTGGTGATATCCGTATCATTAAAAACCCCGATTTATGCCCCGTTGATTTACTGCCGTGGCTTGCGTGGGAATTCGCTGTTACTTACTGGAATCCAAACTGGAGTGAGCAGCAAAAGCGGCAGGTAATCAAAGCCGCGGCATGGCAAAACAAGCACCGCGGCACGCGTGGTGCGGTTGAGCGCGCATTGTTGACGGTCGGTTATGAAAGCCAGCTGCAGGAATGGTTTGAAAAAGTTCCTAAAGCCAATCCCTACACGTTCAGCATAAAGATTTATTTACTTAAGCAGATGGGTATGGATTTGGATTTGCTGGACACTTTCATAGCTCAAATATTCGATGCAAAAAATTGCCGTTCATTGCTCGAATCAATAAATTTTGAGGCTGAAATTGATGGTGAGTTTTATATGGCAGGTGTCGCGTCAGCTGATGTGGGCGTGGATATTCCCGCAGAGGATGAAGGAGGGGTGAAAGTAGTCGGTTCATTGTTTATGGCTGGATTACCCACGGCAAAAATAACAGTAGAGATATAAAATGGCACAAAGAAAAACCGCTTTAAAAAGCGCAACTACAGCCGCCTCGCAGATATATGCAATTTTGACAGATCGTGGTGCAGAACTCGAGGCCAATGCTCTTGCAACCGGTGTCCCGGTTAAACTAACAAAATTTGTCATTGGTGACGCGAACGGGGCAGAAGAAGTGACGCCTGACCCCACCAGAACATCGCTGATCCATGAGGTTTATCGCGGTGATATTCATGGAGCTGAAAGCAAGGGTAATCAGGTAACGTTTACCCTTGACGTCCCTGCCGAGACAGGAGGTTATACAATTCGCGAAGTGGGAATTTTGACGGAGACAGGAGAGCTATATTCCGTTGCCCGCTCGCCTGATATTTTAAAGCCGATGAACAGTAATGGTGCGGTAATTTCCGTAACTTATAAATATACCCTTGCCGTGGCCAGCACTTCGACCGTCACTGTTGTTGTATATAATAATTATTTAACACCCGAGGATGCTGATAAAAAATATCTGCAAATAAATAATAATTTTGGCGAGATTGCGGCAAGAGGTAACGAGGCGAAAAACTATGCGCGAAATAACATCGACGTTTACAGCAGAGAAGAGGTTGATGGTAAAACCCGCGACATAGTAAAAACGATTAACAATGTAGGCCCTGATCCACAAGGCAATGTTAATATCAATACGGGAGGGGTAAAGACCGTAAACGGTAATGGCCCGGATGATGCGGGAAATGTTGACGCAGGTACGGTAAAAAGTGTTAACGGCAAAAAGCCAGATGCGAGTGGCAATGTAACAGTACAAACGCAGACAGGTAATTTTTTAACCGGCGTAAGGTTGGGTGAGCAAAGTTCGGCGCTAATTCCCTTTGTTGCGCCCAGCGGTTGTGTAATTACCGCTTACGCACAAGTTGAAAGCGACAGGCCAGTAAATGATGTTATGTATTATCGCCCTGTGCAGCAGCAATTTAATGGCGGTGCATGGATTACCGTGCCTTCAGTTTAAAAAAAACAGGTAGTTATGGATTTTAAAAACTTTAAAGAATACAGGCCCAGCACTCCGACTTTTGGTGAAAATGCACTTTACCTTAAAGATGATGAAGATAACGACTGGTATGATATTCAATCATTACTGACTAAAAATTATATTTTCGCGTATGAATCTGAAACTGGAATTGTTCGCTGTATCTCGGACTCAGCCAGCAAAATGTACCCCGTTAATTTTAGTGTGTCTGAAACAGATGAAGTGCCAGAGGGTTTTTCAATTGCCGGAAACTGGAAGTACGAGAACGGTGAAATTATAAAAATCGATCTGTAAAAGAGGAAGATATGAGTAATACTGATTTTTTACACGGCGTTCGTACAATTGAATACGACGACGGAACAGATGAAATCTCTACGGTAAATGTTTCTGTTATCGGTATCGTGGGCACCGCTCCAGAGTCTGAGGCGGCTAAAAGTGCCACACTGATAACAGGCAGCGATATCACTGAAAATAGAATTAAGTACGTAGTTGAAACCCCCGGCGCGGCCGGAAATGCTTATAGCATTGAAATTGTTCCGGGCACTGTATTCCCCCCAGAGACAAAATGGGATAATTCAAGCAATTTTTCCGGCATCTGGTCATATTCAATAAAGCCTGACGGCACGCTCAAGCTTTCAATTAGAGTGCCGAGAGATGCGTTGGGGAATAAATTAATGGATGCCGGGACGATTGCCATGACATCAGCAAAAGTACCACCCCTGGAAGGCTATAGTCGCATAAATGCGTACTCAAATCCGGCACTAAATTTCGGTGAAGTTGTGTACATGTCGGAAGTAAATCTGGCTGGCGGGGCTGACGAGGCTTTTCCGTTGAACGTGCCTACAGTGATTGCTGGTAGCACGAAAAAAGCAGAAAAACTCGGTACCACAGGCACACTTCCGGCAGATGTCAGGGATATTTTTAATCAGACCAGAGCGCTGCTCGTTGTTGTACGCGTGGCTGATGATGCTGACGCTGCAAAGCAGCAGGAGAATATTATTGCGGGACTTTCCGCGTTGCCTTCATCCGGGCAGCTGAACGAAATTATGCCGCGCATTATTATCGCGCCTGATTTTAGTGCTACTGACCCGGTTGGTGCACAGATTGAAGTCATTGCTAATAAAGTTCGGGGCGTGGGGTACATCGATTCGCCGTCGTTCGCTACTACTAAGGATGTTGCTGTGCGTCGGCAGAAATACGGTAAACGTGTTGAAATCCTGCGACCGCGCGTGTTTACGACCAACTCAGGCGGTAAAACATCACGCGCGTATTCAGCGAGCGCCGCGGGCCTGCGTTGTCGAATTGATAATGAAAAGGGATTCTGGTGGAGTAAGTCTAATCAGCAGGTTTTTGGCGTAACAGCGCTGGAACAAATCGATGAATTTATTATCGGTGAAGATACCTGCATTGCGAACGTGCTCAATGCGAACCAAGTGAGCACCATTATCCGTCGCAGCGGCTTCAGGCACTGGGGCAATTATCTGTGTAACACTGATCCGCAATGGGCGTTTGAGTGCGTGCGACGTACAGCTGACGTGATAGAAGATTCTATCGCTGATACTGTGCAAGATGAATTTATTGATCGCCCGATTGATCTACACCTTGGCGATGACATTATTGAAACAATTAACGGATTTATTCGTTATCTTTTCGAAATTGGGGCTATCAATGGAGGCAAAGCGTGGTTTGACCCTGAGCTAAATACAAAAGAAAGCCTGGCGGCGGGTAAATTATATATTAATGTCGAGTTTGCGCCGAAATCACCGGCTCAGACAATAATCATCACCTACCGCATTAATAATGATTATACAGTTGAGCAATTCGCCGAGTTACTTAAAGCAGCATAATTAATCAGGTAGATAAAATGGCAGAAGCTAATATATATCGAGCCCACGCTCTATGGGTGCAGGGTCGCCGCGTCTGCGGCTGCATATCCTATTCTCCCGTCGATATGAAAGTAATCGAAGATGAGTTTAAAACCGGTGCAATGGATATGGCTATTACGCTGGACGGTGGGATGGAAAAAATGAGTACGAGTTTCAAAGTGACTGGCTCTGATACAGATGTTATGTCCATGTTCGGTTTAATTCCTGGGGTCCGCACACGCTTTGAAATGCGCTCGGCTTTTATCGGAGCTAACGGCGAAACGATCTCCCAGATTGATACATATGACGGGCTTATTACTGGCATCACAGATGATGAGCAGGGCACTGATTCGAAATCCAGTGTAGGGCAGTCAGTAACTATCGCCCCGTCTTACTTTAAACGCGCGCTGGGAAATAAAGAAATTTATGAAATTCATCCTGCCAAAATGATACGGCGAATTAACGGTGTAAACGTTTTGGCGCGTATTGCCAGCGTTCTGAAAATTTATTAATTAATAATAGAGGTTTAAAATGCCACATTCACTTCTCGAATCAATGAAGGTTCCCTTGTCTCGTCCTTATGAAATTAACGGAGTCAAACATGAAGAGCTTGTTATGTTTGAACCAAAATTACGGGACAAGATTCTTTTCAGTAAGGATAAGGGTGATCCAGAAGAGAAAAGCGTTCGTATGATTGCGCGCCTGGTCAACGTTGAAGAAAAAGATTTAATGAATTTGCCAGCTTGTGATTATACGCGACTGGAGGACGCGTTTAATGAAATGGTAAAGGCCCCGAGCGAACGGAACGCGACATTATTTTCATAATGCCCTTTATTTCCAAAATACTGGCGATTCCACCCGAAACGCAATTAAATCTGCCGTATCGGGTTTTTAATTTATATGTTCGCGAGCTATCTAAAGAAAATGGCTATTTCGCAAAACTTTAAATCGACAGTCACTTTCGGAGGTCGTGTAGACCCCTCTTTTCTTCGCGGAAGTGACGAATTGAAAGGTGCTATCAAAGAAACCGCGCAATCCCTCAACCAACTTACGAAGCGCCAGGAAAAGCTGAAACAGCAGATGGCAAGCATGAAACTGGCTGGCAAGGATGTATCCGCCCTGGCCAGGCAATACGAGAGGCTGTCACGCCGAATTAACGCTGCAACAGAAGATCAGGAGCAGTTAAACGATCAACTCAGACGGCAGCAGCGGCTGGATAAATGGAAAGCTCGCGCCACCGCTGCGCCGAAATGGGCGGGTGGTGCTGCATGGGGCGCTGCAAAAGGGCTGGCGTTCGGCTCACTGGCACCGGCTGCAATGTTCGCCGGAGCTATTCAGATGAACGCTGAAACGTCCGAAAAACTGGGGCTGGCAAAAAGCTATGGAGTTGGGATCGATAAATACGGCGCATGGGAGAATATCACAAGCAAAGCCGGTTTGAACGGCGAGAACGTCGGCGATCTGGCCGAGGAACTGACAAATAAAATCGGTGAGAAGGATAACGAAAAAAGATTAAACCCCATGCTTTCTCAGATTAATTTGAGTAAGCGCCGCATGGCTGGCTGGAGTCGAGAGAAACAGTTTGATGAGGTCATGAACCGAATCTCCCGGCTTAAAGATGAGAAGCAAGCCGCGAGCCTAGCCGACCAGCTGATGGGTGGTGAAGCCAATAAAATAATGACGTACATGCGCATGACGGGCAAGACGTGGGAACAGACAATGGCTGATGCCAGAAAGTCCAACTTGCTCACCCAGGAGGGCGCAGAGGGTGCGGCCAGGGCACATTTTGCTGTAACCAACCTCTGGGGCGCTATCACGTCAGGGTTATCCGATACGCTCGGTAAAATTGGAGGGGAGCTGGCGCCTGATATAGAGCGCTTCAAAGAAAGCACAATCAGCTGGTTCAAGGAGAATCAGGGCGCATTTGTTGAAGAGATTAAAAACTGGATTAACCCCGATGAAAGCGGGCGAACGGGGCCGCAGCGCTTGTTTGATACTGTAAAAAAGTTCGGAGAGGGGTTACTTGAACTCGGAAAAATAGTCTGGGCCGTCGCAAAGAAACTCTCTTGGATTTTAGCGGATGATGAAAAAAATCAAGGGACTATTACTGAGTATGTTAAGAACGGAAACAGCTATGAGGGCGCTAAATCCCTGGCTGCTGATTATGGGCTTGAGGACTGGTTCAAGGAGAACTATACGCCCGAAAAAGTGGCTGCAGCTCAGCAAAAGGCGGCGGGAGCTGGAGAGGACCCGGCGGTTCTGTCGAAACGTCAGCCGCAACAAACAACATACGGGAACTACTCTCCGCGCGTAGAAATAAACGTACAGGCGGCACCGGGGCAATCTGCAGAGGAGGTTGGACACTCAACTTATCAGGCTTTTAAAAGCGGACTGCCTACAAGTGCAAGGTCAGGCGCGATGTATGACATTCCGGGGTGAGCATGACAACAGATGATGTGAGTACTGACGTGATGATGGGGCTCGGAGAGAGCTTCATCTTTTCGATCTCTACGGTTGCGTACAGTTCGCTCCAGCGCTCTGACGAATGGCGGTGGGTTGAGCAAACTCGCTTCGGTAAAAACGACGCTCTGCAATGCACCGGCAGGCCGAACCCAATTATCACCCTCACTGGCAAAACGCATGCGTATTTTATGGATGGCGTGGGGATCGGGCAGATCGAACTCCTGCGCCAGCTGGGTGATGACTATACACCACTGCAGCTGGTGACCGGCACCGGGGAAGTCTTGGGGTATTGGGTGATTATGACGCTCACAGAGAATCAAACAGCGTTTTTGATGAAAGGATCGCCGAAGGTGCAAGAATTTTCGCTAACGCTTAAATATTACGGCGAAAGGCTTTCCTGGGAGGGTTAGTTGAATACTTACACTACGCGAGACGGCGATCGCCTGGACCAGATTTGTTTAAAGGTTTACGGCAAGACGGGAGAGGCGACGGAGCGTGTTTTATATCAGGTCGCAAATTATGGGGTCGTTGATATGTGTGCAGTTTTTCCTGCAGGCCAGGTAATCGAACTACCTGAAATATCTGCTGAGCCGGTAGTCGAGGAAACGCAGCTATGGGATTGAATCCTTATATCCAGACCGGGGAGCAGCCATGGCTCCCCAATTTTTTTATATCGGTCGGTGATACGGATATCACTGAAAAAGTTAGGAGGGGTCTGATCAATATTTCGCTGGATGACTATGGCGGGTCGAGCAAACAAGCGGATCAGATAAAGGTCGCGATTGTGTCAGAAACGTTGCGTATACCCGCCAGGGGCGTAAAAGTGACGCTGGGTCTGGGGTTTGGAACTCAGATCATCAATAAAGGCGAGTACGTCGTTGACGGCGGCTCGAGCGGTAGCGAGCCGCGCGTTGTAGAGTTCACTGCGAAAGCAGCTCCGATGAACAGTGCAAAGGGGCTTAACACTGTCCAGAGCAAAAAAACACGCTCATGGACCGGTCACACGATTGGCGATATTGTCGCAAAAATAGCGAACGACAATGGGCTAACAGCCCGTGTTTCGTCTCAGTTCGCCAGCAAAGTAATCGAACAGTTTGATCAGGTAGGGGAGTCCGACGCAAACTTAATTTCCCGCCTGGCTGATCGCTTTGACGCAGTGAGTAAAGTGGCGGGCGGGTACTGGATGTTTTTGCCGCGCGGGGTGGGAGAGTCTGCGAGCGGAAAGCCTCTTAAAAGCTACACGCTTAAGCGCCAGGGCCACTCGCAGTGGAATTACGCGCGTAACGGGCGCAGCGGTGATAGCGGATCAAATGATGACGGCAGCGGCGACACATCAACTTTCGTTATCAAATATCACGAGCAGGCCACCGGCACGATTAAAGAATTGCGTTCGGGAAGTGGTGATCCAGTGGTAGAGGCACCTTTTGTCGAACCGTCTCTGGCTGACGCTCAGGAGCTATTGCCGGGCCTTAGTGGTTCAAGCAAAAAGAAAGAGATCACGATGTCGCATACCCTGCCTGCCACACTCGAGCTATTGTCGCTGACAGCAGAATGCAAGATCACGACAACCGGATTCGGCCCCGATGAAGACCGAGAATGGACAATAAGCAATCTCAATCTAACGCTCGGAGAGGGCGGTTTTTCGATGCGTTTAAATCTGGAATAAAAATGGCAAAAATATCAGGAATATATTGCAACGGGTTCGGTGAACCCAGGGCTGGAGTTACGCTTGAATTAACATCAAGAGCAACAAGCTCTAACGTGATAATGACGACTAAAGCCAGCCAGAAGACCAGTAACGATGGAAGTTATAATTTTGAAGTTATGCCATGCACTTATGTCGTTACAGCAAACAAATCATATCTTGGCATTATTCAAGTTTATACGGATAGTCCGGACGCCAGCTTAAATCAATACCTGGCGGCGTTTAATCCAGATGCTGTCACACCAGAAATTTTGGCAGAGATGCAAGCTCTGCTCATCGATGCACGCGCTGCAGCAAAAAGCGCTCAAGAGTCGGCAGAAATGGCAGCAAGCTATGCAACGCAACAAATCGTTGACTTTGAGGGGCCAGGCTTCATCGGTTTCTTTTCAATTTATACCAATACACGCGATATTTTCTTAAAACCCGGTGACGAAGTTCCGGCAAGCAGTCTCTTATACAGTGGAATAAGCGACCCCGCAGCCTTTATGATTCAATCGTATAGTCACCCGGCTGGAGGAACCTGGCGTTCGTTGGGCTTTGCTGCCTGCCAGGGAAAATTAGACGGTAAAGCCGTTTTGCCTTTTCAACGTGTTGATACGGCCCCTCAATCAATTAAAAAGCTGAAAGCTGTTATGGGTGGGGTAAGAAATTGTGTTTATTCAGCGCAGGATGAGTCGCTGATTGACTGTGAAATTTATAGAGGAGGCAGCTGGCATCCGTTCACTGCCAGTTTTTCGGATAACACTTCTTGGGGGCAAGAAATTTATAGCAACGCGCAAAAAGGGGTATACGGTGTTGTCGCAGAATACACTGGCTCTACGAAGTAACGAAGAGGGCCTTACTGGCCCTTGTTTTTTCTGCCTTTAAAATACCGGCGGATCAAAGCCCCCCCATCCAGTGCTAACAGAAACAGGGTGGGCACAGTGCTGATGGCGGTGAGGGTTGCAACTATTGCCTCCACAAGCGGATCACCCTCCCACATTTACCACTTCCCATTCAAGATTGATAAAACGCCCTTTTTCCCCTCTCTCAAATCCCGTCTCGACGTCATATTTCCACGGAAAATCAGTTTTCATAGATGCATAAAGTCCAGCGCATGGGCTGAAACCCTGTCGCGCCTTTTGCAGCTGCTCACACAAACGCTCGGTAACGCTGGCGGGGTCGCGACATAAAAGGATCACATCCCCGCTGGCGTAATGCGCCCCTACAGCCATTGCAAACGGCTCGTAATAGGAGGCGAATTCAGTGATACGGATTGAGGTTATCTGACTATGTGAAATGCTCTCGGTGTTCCCCTCATTCACGAGGATCACTTCATGAAGGGCCTTTATAGCGGGGGTGAGCGTCATGGCTTCGACGGCATCCCTGTTTTCAGCGTTGTATGTTGCAACAAGGCTAATCTTCTTTGTCATTGATTTCATTCCATGGAAAATTACCACAATGAAATCATGGTTACTAACTACAGTTCAAATAGGTTGCGTAGATCAATTAACTAAAATTGATCGTTGAAAACGATCGGTGCGTAAGGCCCCACAAGCATAGTTTATACGTCAACCTCTAACCCATTCACTTGAACAATGCACAAACCTCCATTACTGTATATATATACAGTAATAATTAACGAGAGGTCATCATGCCCCGCAAATCAGACATTTACGCGGCTTTTACCGCGGCCATACAGCTAAATCCTAAGGGATACCAGTGTTTACGCACGAATGACTTCATCCGTGAGTTGCGCGCCAGAAACTGGCATTTCACGCCGGACGACGCCAATGACTGGATAGAGCGTTATCAGGAGTTCTTCGTCGACAAGACGCCGGACGATAGTCAGAACCGTCTCTGGATGATGCTGAACATGGGGAGGGTCTTGTAATGGGGTTCCCGTCGCCAGCAACCGACTATGTAGAGCGCAGGCTCTGCCCTGAAACCATTTGCGGCATTGGTATCGACAGCCGCATTCTCGACACATCGACAGGGTTCGCTGTTATCGAACCGGTTACCAGGCTTGTACAGAATCAGGTTCTGCTGATTTTGTCCGGCGGTCGCACTCAGTTTGCAAGGGTCATGGGTTGGGCTTTAATCACGGATGATGGCGAAGCGATCGAGGGGGCTGCGGTGGAAGAGGTGGAAGTCATGGGCAGGGTGACGTTCTTCATCAACAGCGCGGACGCTGATGATGAGTCTCCGGTGTAA